GCAAACCTATGTGATGTAAATTTAATTAAAGGTGATGGAACAATGATAAGAACAGCCATCATCTTTTTTTATATAGCAAATGAAGGGCTTTCTATCTTAGAAAACTCTGTAGCTTTAGGTTTGCCAGTACCAGAAAAATTAAAAAGAGTATTAGAACAATTCAAGGAGGAAAAATAAATGAGTAATAGTCCATTAGTACAAGCAAGAATTCTATCACCTAACCATAGTGGAAGAAGAAATCAAAAGATTACCAAAATAGCAATCCACCATGCTGCTGGAGTTATAAATGGTAGAAATCTTGCTGGAGTATTTGTGCCAAGGTCAAGACGAGCATCAGCTAACTATAACTTAGGATCCGATGGAGTCATTGTTTTAGGAGTTGATGAATCTAACAGAGCGTGGACAACCTCATCTTCCTGGTGTGACAACCGAGCAGTCACAATTGAAGTAGGGAACTCTACGAGAGGTCCTCAGTGGTTAGTTTCTGATTACGTTTTAAATAGACTAATTGATTTAGTTACAGACATCTGCAGAAGAAATGGAATCTATCCTTGCACCTACACTGGAGGTAAGGATGGTGTCCTTCAAAAACACGAGTGGTATAAAAGTACTAATTGTCCAGGACCCTATCTTGGTAGTAAGTTCCCATATATTGCAAGAGAAGTCAATAAAAGACTAAGAGGAAATAATACTATTGGTAAACCAACAGGTGGACTATACAGAGTTAGAAAATCCTGGTCTGATGTAAAAAGTCAGAAAGGTGCATTTAAGAATTTAGAGAATGCTAAAAGATGTGCCTATAGATTTAGATTAAAAGTATTCGATGCTAATGGTAAGATAGTATATCCAGTTGGGAAGTCAATCGATGATTTAGCAAGAGAAGTTATAAGTGGAAAATGGGGGAATGGAGAAGAAAGAAAAAGGAGATTAACTCAAGCTGGATATGATTATTATGCTATTCAGAGAAGAGTGAATCAATTAGTTTAATAAAATGATTATGGCTTAATGGATTTTTAAATTAGAAATCCATTAAGCCTTTTTTTATTTTACCATCCTATTTCAGTATTTCTTATGGCATATATTAAGACCTTAATATTACTCAAAAACACTCTCTTTGTCCTAAGGAATATAGAGGAAAGAAAATTAAGGTTAAAAATAGCCTTAATTTCTTAGCCTGTGATATAGGAGGTGAAGTATGAGAGTACAAAAGTTTGAAGGTGAAAAAGAAGTTATAAAAACTGAATACACTGAAAGAGATTTAAAGGCAGAGCTTAACTTTTATCTATCGGATAAGTTTATCCAGGATCTTTTTCTTTTAGATGAAATTAGCCTTGAAGAATATAGAAAAATTAGGAGAGAAAACATTAAAAAATTCAAACCTATTCTTTCAGAATTATTGCTATAAGACTTGATATATACTCATTTGTACGGGAATATAGCACTAAGAGAAAGAGAGGTGAGACAATGAAAAAGATAACAAAAATAGAAGCGAATCAAAAAGAAGGATCCATATTAAGAGTTGCTGCCTATGCAAGAGTATCGACAGATGAGGAAGCTCAGCTTGTAAGCCTTAAAACACAAAAAGCACACTACGAAAAGATTATATCTGAGAACAAGTCATATGCTTTTGCAGGTTTATATTTTGACGAAGGCATCACTGGAACAAAGAAAGAATGCAGGGATGGACTTCTAAAAATGTTAAATGACTGTGAAGACGGAAAAATAGACTTTATCCTAACTAAATCCATCTCAAGGCTTGCAAGAAACACGACAGATTGTTTGGAAATCGTAAGAAGACTCCTTGACTTAAACATTGGTATCTATTTTGAAAAAGAAAACATTGATACAAGAACCATGGAAAGTGAGTTGATGTTATCCATACTTTCATCCCTTGCAGAAAGTGAGTCCAGGTCTATTTCAGAAAATAACAAATGGTCCATAAAGAAAAGATTTCAAAATGGAACTTTTATTATATCAAGCCCACCCTATGGCTATGAGAATATAGATGGAAAGATGGTAGTGAATGAAGAAGAAGGAAAAATAATAAAAGAAATATTTGAAAAGTATCTTTCAGGTAAGGGAACGCACAAAATAGCAGAAGACTTAAATAAAAGAAAGATTAAAGGGCAAAAAGGATCAAACTGGCATGGGTCGACTATAAATGGAATCTTAAAAAATGAAAAATATATAGGCGATGTCATCTACCAAAAGACCTATACAGACGATACTTACAAGAGGCATAAAAATAAGGGAGAAGAAGACCAGTATAAAATAATAGACAACCATGAAGCCATTGTAAGTAGAGAGGACTTTGAGAAAGTTCAAGACCTAATAAAGATAAGGGCTATAGCAAAAGGAAACGGAAAAGACACTAAAAGATATCAAAATAGATATAGCCTATCGGGGAAAATCAAGTGTGGCGAGTGTGGTTCAAGCTTTAAGAGAAGACATCACTATAATGGCAAAGATAAATATATAGCCTGGACTTGTAGTGAACATCTAAAAGATATCAATAAGTGCTCCATGAAGTTTATTAAAGATAAGGACATTAGACTAGCTTTTGTAACTTTAGTCAATAAGCTAATCTTTAGAAAAGATAGCATCCTTACACCACTCTTAGAATCCTTAAAGAGAGTGGACAGCAAGGAAGAAGTTGAGAAGATAAATAAAATAGAAGAAAGTCTAGAACAACTAAAGGAAAGAAAAGAGGTCCTAAACAAACTAATAACTTCGGGAGTTTTAGATGCAAGTATTTATACAAAAGAAAGCAGTGAAATTTCAAGCGAAGAAAGAAACCTACTTATGGAAAAAGAGAGAAGCAAAAAAGCCATCCTTGGAAATGATGAAGAAATAAGAGAGCTTGAAAAGCTAATAGGAATCTTAGATAAAAGTGAAATGATAGATCACTTTGAAGATGACTTGTTTGAAGAAATCATTGCCCACATACAGGTTGTCAATAGAGAGACTCTTGATTTTCATTTAAAGTGTGGACTTGTATTAAGAGAGGAAGTGAAAGAAGATGTCTAGACTATGCTATGGCTATACCATAAGAGACGGAAGAGTAGAAGTTCAAGAAAAAGAAGCGGAGAATATAAGAAAAATCTTTAAAAACTATCTTGCTGGCAATGCCCTTATAAAATCGGCAGACCTTGTAGGTGTGAAGAAAAACAGCTCCAGTGTAAAAAGAATCCTTACCAATAAAAAGTATTTAGGAAATGAAATCTATCCTAAGATAATAGATAGAGAAAGCTTTGAAAAGGCAGGCCAAATGTTAAAGGAAAGGGCATTAGCTATGGGACGAGTTTGGGAAAAAGAAGAAGAGATTATTAAAGTTCCTTGTAAGTTTAGATATAAGAAAGAAGGGACCTTGCCACTAGATCCTTTTGAGAGAGCAAGTTATAAGTATAGGTTAATCGAGGTGATAGATGATGAATAGTAAGGTCATAGTCATACCAGCGAAAAAGAAAAAGGGAAACTCAATCAAGGAATCAGAAAAAAAGAAACTAAGAGTAGCAGCCTATGCGAGGGTATCAACAGATAGCGATGAACAGGCAACTTCTTATGACACTCAAGTAGACCATTACACAAATTATATTAAGAAAAATCCAGATTGGGAATTTGCGGGAGTTTTTTCTGATGAAGGAATCAGTGGAACTTATACCAAGAAAAGAGCTGGCTTTAATAAAATGATAGAAGAAGCCATGAAAGGAAACATCGACTACATCATCACGAAGTCCATATCGAGGTTTGCCAGAAATACGCTAGACTGCTTAAAGTACATTCGTAAGCTAAAAGAAAACAACATACCAGTTTACTTTGAAAAAGAAAACATCAACACCATGGATGCCAAGGGGGAAGTCCTCCTTACCATTATGGCATCTCTTGCTCAACAGGAAAGCCAGTCTTTATCACAAAATGTGAAGTTAGGCTTTCAATATAGATTTCAACAAGGTCAAGTCCAGGTAAACCATAATAGGTTCTTAGGCTACACAAAAGACGAAGACGGAAAACTTGTCATAGTTCCTGAAGAAGCAAAAATTATAAAAAGGATCTACAGAGAATACTTGGAAGGAGCAAGCCTAC